TCTCAATTGGCTAATTGTGGATTTAATCCTTCTGATTGGTTTGTTCCTTCAATATCACAATTAAATAATCCTGGTTATATTTGTAGATCTCAGTGGGATACGTTCTCCGCCGCCATTTATTGGTCTTCTACGGAGCTTAGTGCTACTCTCGGTTGCTTTCTGTGCTTTAACAATGGTACTACGTACTGCAACAATAAGACGAGCACCTGCTGCGTGCGTGCCTTCCGGTGTGTTACTTATTGATACTTGTTTCTTGTTACTTGTTTTTTAATTATGAACATTACGATTCCAATATCAGTAGGCGAACTTTTAGATAAGATTACAATCTTACAAATCAAGTCTCAATATTCAAATAATTCTTTTATACATAAAGAACTTTCTGAATTAATCAGCATAGCAAAATCAAATTCTGTTTATCATGAAAATGAATTATCAGAACTTTTACTCGTAAATCAAAAACTTTGGAAAATTGAAGATGAGATTAGAGAATACGAAAATCAAAAAGATTTTTCTGAAAATTTTATTCAGTTAGCTCGACAAGTTTATCTGACAAATGATGAAAGAGCAGAGATTAAAAAAAGAATTAACCAAAAAACAAATTCTGAATATCGTGAAATTAAACTTCATAAATACTCACATAAGTCAGAGAAAATATGAATTTATATAGTCCACCTGGAGGAGAGTATCCCCAAGAACTTCCGGATAGATGGAGATTTCCCGGTGGAATGATAATGAATAATTTGCAATCATTGACAGATCAACAACTTAGTAGTATTGATTGGATTGGTCCAATTCAAATTCCAACTCCTCATGTTATTGATACTGAAGATAATATTGTAGAAACTTATGATTATGATCCACGAACTCAAAAGATTGCCTGGTATAGATATTTTCGTAAATTCATAATTGTTGATACTAGTATCAATGAATTGATTTATCAGGATAGTACGAGTATAATTTCAGATATTCAATATTATGATCCAATTGATAATGGAGATAATTCTACTGATGAAAAACCTCAAGAACCAGATTGGAAAAAATTTCGGACAGGAGCATCAGTTTTAAAAGAATTAAATGATTATATTCTACAAATTTTTCCATATTATCCTTTAATGATAACTTCAATTCCAGATATATTCAATAATTTGACACAGGGATCTTATGATGATTTTATCTTTGTCTGGACTTCTATGGTGAATACTATTCCACCTCCACCAGAATTAATAGAAAAACTGATAGATCTCGCAAAGGAATCTAATTCACCTGAAGAATTTATTGCCATTTTCAAACAGGAATAAAACAGAATATATATTATGAAATAATTTTATTTAAAATATTATGACTGAACAACAAAAACATTTAAAAAATGCACTTGATCAACAGAAGCAATTACAGGTTGAAATCAATACTCTGAATGAAGAAATTAACACCAAACAAAAAACCATTCTTTTGCTCGAAGGTATAGTACAATATTTAAAACAAATCGGAGTATCAATTTCAGATGAAAACTCTGTAGAAATTGCAGCGGAAGAAGAATCTTCTGATGAATACTAAAAATCTTTAACTTATTCTTAAAAAATATGAATTTTGTAGTTTATTCCAAAGAAGGATGCCCCTTCTGCAAAAAAATTGAAATGATTTTAGAATTGACAGGAAATAAGTTTGTCGTGTATAATCTGGATGAACATTTCACTAAAGAACAATTCTATTCGGAGTTTGGAGAAGGTTCAACTTTTCCTCAAGTACTCTGTGATGGAGAAAAGTTAGGTGGATGTGTTCAATCTATTCAATTTCTAAAAGAAAAACAAATTGTCAAATAAAGATCTAAATAGTAATATACATCAAAATCGTGGTGTAGATTTTATCTTGAACGGAGGTAAAAAAAAGCAGTCTAAATTTTTTAATCTTATTTTTAAAAGAATTTTCTCCCTTTCAAAATGGGATGTAAATATTCATTTTGAATTTTTTATAACTTCACGGAGAAAAAAATGTTAGTATCTGGTTCAATTTTTATTTCCTCGATAATTATTCTATTCTTTTTAATCGGAGTTACGATTGGTTGGAATATTCGAGAATATATGATGAATTATCAAGATAGACCCAAACTTCATCCAGAATTTTATGACAAAAATGGAAACATTATACCAGATGAAGTCTTAGCAATTAGTTTTAATCCTGATTATTTTGATGACGATGATGCAGACAACATCGATGAAGACTAAATATTCCTATAATTTTTAATTTTATATTTTTATGGCAATGATGACCGAAACAAAGAGTGCAAGACCCGCAAATCGTAGAACAACTAAAAAAACTTCTTCGGAAAAAATTTTAGAACTTCCAGCAAATCCTTTTATTTTTGAAATTCTAAATCTAGTATCACAACTTAAAAGTGATGTAAAAAAAGTTGAAGTACTTCAAAAGTATTCTACTCCTTCACTTAAAACAATTTTAATTTGGAATTTTGATTCGAGTATAATTTCAGCACTTCCTCCTGGAGAAGTTCCTTATGCTGGATTAGATGAACAACATTCATTTCAAGGTACTTTATCCGAGAAAATTGACGATGCTGTGAATAAAATGAATGAAATTGGAAGTAATTCTCTTGGTTCTCAGGATCAAGGAAGATCTTCTATTCGTAAAGAATATACCAAATTCTATAATTTTGTAAAAGGTGGAAATGATGGACTTTCTTCTATGCGTAGAGAGACCATGTTTATTAATTTGTTACAAGGACTTCATCCATTAGAAGCTGAAGTTCTCTGCTTAGTTAAGGATAAAAAATTAGAAACAAAATACAATATTACACAAGCAAATGTAATGGAAGCATATCCCGATATTCAATGGGGTGGAAGATCTTAATTTCTAAAAGTCACTTTTTGAATGGTAAATTATGACAACAATAGATGCGCCAGATAGTAATACGGATGAGCAATATTGGACTCCAGTAGAAAAAGAAAACTGTAAATTATTCTATAACTGCGAAATTATTATTGAAAATGGGTCCTATTCTGATGTGTGTAACAAACAAGTTCCAAATGATACTTATATTGTTAAATATCATGTAAATCAAAAAATATGTTTTGATTTAACAAGAGGTGCAAGAAATAATATCTTCGATATGTATTGGGATAAGTTTCGTGAAAACTTAAAAACTATTGAATTCGGTTGCGGTATAAGTAATCCAAGAATTTGGAATTCTAAAAAACCTCAAAAGAAAAAAGAGGATTAAAATCCCCTAAACTCCCAAAAAAATCCCCGGAAAATTTTTTAAGTTCAGGGGTTTTTTAATATCAAAAAATCTTGACTTACTTCTAATTTTCTGTTATTATGAATAAAATTGGTTTTCAAACGATGGACAAAGAACGATTAAAATTAATTACTAGAAATTTGGAAATATTGGTAAATTCATTAAAGGCAGAACTTTATTCCGATACCCCAATTCGAGATGGATATGAGGAAATTAAACAAGTAATGTCATATGATTATGATGAAATTTTCTACGAATCTGACGAGGAATAATTGATTATGACGAACATGACAAAGAATAGTCGGGCAAGAAAATTAATTAAATTGATGGAAAAATTAATTAAACAAGATCATATTTATGATGCAGAAAAAATAATAGAAATGAAAAAACAGTTGAGAATATTGAAACAAGAACTATCTGCAATCGAATCAAAAATATCAAAAGGATTTGGGAAAAATGAAACCTATTAAAGCAAAAGATCTATTGGAACTTGATAAACATCTTGAAGTAGTGAAACTTCAGTGTTATCCGATTCCAGAACAAGTTATTTGGCAGGCTGGAAAGGGTGATTATTCTGAGATTCCGATTCATAAGGTGGAAGTATCTAATCATCAGGAATGTGGTGAATGGATTGTTGACCAATTACTTGCAAATGAAAGAGGTCATTGGGGTCCCTTGGAACATCCACAAATTACATTTTCTTGTGCTGGATTTGTGCATAGTGTAATTGTTCAGGCAAGAACTCATCGTATTGGAACTAGTTGGGACGTTCAATCGCAACGATATACGGGTAAGCGTGTGATTAAAGTTGCTAAACATGAACTTGATATCGAAGAAGTCTTCTATGTACGTCCTGAGGGGTTCTATACTAACCGTAGTGGTAAGAAGTACGAATGGACACAAGATCATCGCCAACGCAAACTAAGGCGTATTATGGATGAATGTGAGGAGTATTCTCATTACTATGAGCAAGGAATGTGTGAAGAACATATTCGTGATTATCTTCCTCAGGCAATTCGACAGAACTTTGTGGTTTCATTCAATCTACGTTCTGTTCTTCACTTTATGGATCTAAGAGCAAAACTTGATGCTCAACTTGAAATACAAGCATTATGTGAAGCAATTGCGCCCGAACTTAAGAAATGGTCGCCTAATGTTTGGCAATATTATGAAGAGAAGAGATTAAGAAAGGCAAAATTATCGCCATAAATATTTTTATCTTGAATTTATAACTTATGTGCCCAACTTATCGATTTGAAGATACTAAGACCAATGAAATTTTTGAAAAATGGATGCTTATGAGCGAAAAAGAACCATATTTAAAAGAAAATCCTCATTTAAAACCATTAATTCCAACTCAGATGAATGTTGGAGAAGTTGGTGAATGGAGGTCAAAATTGACTCAAAAACATCCTTCATGGAATTCTATTTTAGAAAAAGTTGGTAAGACTCCAGGTTCAAACGTAAAAAAACTGTAATTACTCATGACAAGAAGAAAAAGAAACGGAAAATCGGAAGACGTTAATTTAACGACTTATCAAAAAAAACGCAGAAAACCTATTAATTCACAACAATTAATTGATATTGAACCTCTTACTGAAAATCAAAAACTTTTATATGAGTATTATGATAAAGGTAAAAACATTTTTGCTCATGGAGTTCCAGGATCAGGTAAAACGTTCTGTCTATTATATAAAGCACTTAAAGATGTTTTAGATGTATCCACTCCTTATGAAAAAATTTATATTATAAGATCTCTTGTTCAAACTAGAGAAATCGGTTTTATGCCTGGAAATGACCAGGAAAAGAAATCTCTTTTTGAAGTTCCATACAAAAGTATGGTAAAATACATGTTTCAGATGGCAAGCGATGATGAATTCGAAATGCTCTATGGAAATCTAAAAGCACAAGATACTATTTCTTTTTGGTCAACTTCGTTTATTCGAGGAATTACTCTCGATAATGCCATCATTATTGTGGATGAAACTCAAAACTTATCTTCACATGAAAGTTTTTCTGTAATATCCCGTTGCGGTGAAAACACCAAAATCATGTTCTCGGGTGATATTGAGCAATCAGATTTAGTGAAAATGACAGAAAGACAAGGAATTATTGATTTTATTCGTGTAATTGAAGTTATGCCATCCTTTGAAAAAATTGAATTTAATGTTGATGATATCGTAAGATCGCCATTGGTTAAAGAATTTGTTATTGCTAAAAAATCTCTTGGTTTATAAAATATGTCTGCTTTAATTGAAAAATATTATGAATTAAAAAAAGTAAAAAAAGAAAAATTTACTTTTGTGAAAATCAATCTTCCAACTTTAGAAAGAGTTACTATTGATAATACTCGTTATTATAAAGTAAAAGACGGTGATGATTTCATTAAACTTGTTTCGATAACATCCGTAATTAGTCATTACAATAAAGAAATTTTTGTCAGATGGCGTAAGAGAGTTGGAGAAGATGTAGCAAATAGAATTACTCAAAGAGCAACTAGTCGTGGAACCGATACTCATACTCTAATCGAGAATTATTTACTCAATAAAGAACTTCCAGAGGTTCAACCACTATCCAAAATTCTTTTTAACATTGCTAAAGATGAATTAAATCGAATTAATAATATTCATTGCCTTGAAGGATCTTTATATAGTAAAATTCTCGGTGTTGCCGGTACAACCGATTGTATTGCGGAACATGATGGTGAACTTTCTGTTATAGATTTTAAAACTGCAGAAAAACCAAAACCACTAGAATGGATCGAACATTATTTTGTTCAGGCAATGTTTTATGCTATGGCATATTATGAAATGACTGGTAAAAAAGTGAAAAAACTTGTAATTATCATGACATGTGAAAATGGTGAATGTGTAACTTATCAAGAAAGAGATCTTTCAAAATACATGAGATTAGTATATGATTATACTCAAAAATATGTAAATGATAAATTACAATTAATTTCAAATTCTTATAAATAATTTGTTGAAAAATGCTTAACACCTTAGAACGATTATTGGGTATGACCTCAAATAAAAAAATAAATAAAGAATTAAATGAAATTATAGAAAATAAATTCTTAACTTCTGCAAAATTTTCATCAGAAATTGAAACTATTGTAAGTCAAGAAAAAGTTAATTACATTGATGCTATTGTAATGTTTTGTGAAAAAAATGATCTTGAAATTGATTCTGTTACAAAATTAGTTTCAAAATCTTTAAAAGAAAAACTCAAACATGATGCAATTGAATTAAATTTTATTAAAAAAACTTCTCAAGCAAAATTGCCTATATAATGACTCCATTTAATGTATACCGTGAATATTTGGCCTTAAAAAGTCATTTCTCTAATCCAAAATACGATTACTTTAAATATAATAAAAAAGTTAGAGTAACTGAAAATTCATTTAAAAAACGAAAGGATATTTATTGGTTTGAAAAAATAAGTAGAAAATACGAAGACAAAGAAATAGTAGATTTTTTTGTTTCAAACTTTATAGCATCTAGTAGTATTCAAAGTATGTGGATTGGAGAGATTATAAATTCTGGAGAAAAAATATATAAAGATTGGATTCGTCGCAAGCAAAGTTTAAGATACTTATTTAAAGAACAATCGGAAGAACTTTTATCAAAAAATGAATTGGAATCTCTCTTTAATTGTGATAGAGGGCATCCAATTATTTTAAAAAGTTTTTTAAGTAGTAAAATAGATCCAGAAGTCTTAGTCATTTACGAGAAAATATTCCATTTTTCAAAATATTTTAATTCAAAACTTTTGGATCCCGTATGGGAAATTGTGAACTTAAAAATTGAGAAATACTCACCATTTCTCTCTATTGATGCCCCTTCTTATAAAAAAATATTACAGGAGATTGTGAATGAGTAATTTTTTTGAATCTGATATTATTATTGAAGAATTAAATGAGATTAAAAAACTTCAAGATGATGTCTATGAAGATATTCTTGAATTCAGTACAAAAAGTGTCAAAGAAAAAATAGACAAACTTAAAAAAATGGAAGAATTGATTGAAAAACAAAATATTATGTATATGAGACTTTCTCTTTCAAATGACCCAAGAGCAATTCAATTAAAAGAATATATTCAACAATCTTTTTCTTTTTTTGGGTATTCGTCAAATACTGAAATGAATTCATTATTCAAGAGTCTTAAACATACGATTCATTCTTTAATTAATTATCTCGAAAAATATGCCTAGATTTGACTTTTAATGAAAATCATTCTATAATACCAAAGCGCACTCAAGCGCAAACACAAAAACAATCCAACAATACCAATTATTCAAATGTCATTTCAAGATTTAAAAAAACAATCCAAACTCGGTTCACTGACACAAAAACTTGTCGATGAAGTCGAAAAAATGAATTCCTCAACTTCATCTGAAGATAATAGATTCTGGAAGTTGACTGTAGATAAAGCAAATAATGGTTCTGCTATTATTCGTTTTCTTCCTTCACCTCCGGATGAAGATCTACCTTTTGTCAAAATTTATAGTCATGCTTTCCAAGGTCCGTCTGGATGGTATATTGAACAGAGTTTAACTACTCTGGGACAAAAAGATCCTCTGGGTGAATTGAATACTCAATTGTGGAACAATGGCACAGAAGCAGGTAAAGAGCAAGCAAGAAAACAGAAACGTAAACTTACTTATATTAGTAATATCTACGTTGTAAAAGACCCAGCAAATCCAGAAAACGAAGGTAAAGTCTTCCTTTAATTTAAAAGAGGCATATAGTAGTAATACTATATGAAAACCAAGTGAATTGCTGGAAACTCTTGTTAGGTAAACTGACTAAAACAGATTCACTGTGAAAGAAAACTGTAAGGTACAAAGATAAAAACGGAAAAACAAGACGTTATTATCCAGATATCATAGTTGATAATTTACTATTTGAAGTAAAATCTTTTTATACTTTAAAAATCCATAAGGATAATGTATTGTCAAAAATGAAAGCATCTAAAAATGCAGGATATGTACCATTTCTAGTTGTATGGGAACCTAAAGAATCTGAAATGTGTAAAAACAGTTTAATAGAGACAATCAGCAGCCAAGACCTATCACAGAAGGTAAGGTTCAACGACTATCCGTTTATCGGAGTAGGTTATAAGCAAATGATAACCGAAGTGCTTGGGGTCCACTAATTGTGGATTATGATATAGTCTGTTCTGCATTGAGAAATGTAGCTGAATAAGATCGGGATTGGACTTGCAAACCAATCTGAACATAAAGTTTAAATACGGAAAAAAAATCTTTGATAAATTGACTGCAGCAATGCAACCGGAATTTGATGATGAGGATCCAATTGATCCATTTGATTTCTGGAAAGGTGCAAACTTTAAACTCAAAGCAAAAAATGTAGCGGGTTATCGTAATTATGATTCTAGTGAATTTACTAAAGTCGCTCCCTTAAATTCTGATGATGATGTTTTGGAAGCAATCTGGAAAAAACAGTATTCTTTATCTGAATTTGTTTCACCAGACAAATTCAAAACATATGAAGAATTGAAGCGTCGTCTTAACTTTGTTCTTGGTGCAAAGAATGTAGTTATCGATGAAGAAACTGAAAATGAAGATAACGAAAGATCAAGAGATCTTGATGATGATCTTCGAAATGAAATTATGAGTCTTCAGTCTTCAAGAAATTCGACATCATCTCTTAGTGAAGATGATGAAGATCCACTGGAATATTTTCAAAAATTAACAGAAGAAGACTAAGATTAAAGGGGGATTTACCTCCCCCTTTTTTCATGAAACGATATTTTCTGTCTTGATTAATTTATCATTAACATATGATGATGAATTATCATATATCATTGCTTTTCTGGTATCATTTAAAACTTGTTGTAGATATCTGGGTTTTAATACGTATATAGATCTCTTTTGATTATTTTTTCTCACTTCATATTCATAATTACTAATTCCAATAATAGGATCTGGAATATTCACTTTATTTGGACCTAATGAGACTTCATTTGTATAAATCTGTCCATTATCGTAATAGGAAATTTTAAAATTTGAATTTACAACTTTACCTGCAGGAAGAATTAATTTATTTTGAGAATCTTTAACTTCAATTGTTTCATAATGATGAATTGAATTTAAATCAGATCCATATATTTCTTCTGAATAATTATAAATTTGTTTATCAGATAATGGCCATTGATCTCTAACTCTTGTGATTCCAGCACAGATTAAAACTATCCAATCATATTGAGTACTTCCATAAAGTTCTTCCGCAACTAATTCAGGTCGATGTCCATCTGGTATTTGATACTTATCGAAAGCAGTAAAAATATTTTGCAAATCATCACGAAGTTTAACTCTACGGAAAAGATTTTTTACAACCAGATATTGATCCGATGAATTTTTATCTGATAAAAATGATGGATATGCTAAATCTGGTAACTCTCTGAAGTATGTCATTAGTATCCAACTCCCAATTGACCTTCACCCGAATCATAATCCTCATTATAAATCGGAGTGAGTTCTCTAAAATCCAATGATAGAATCATATGAACTGGAGTACCATCTGAATAAGTTGAATATATGTTTGAACCATTAAAATTTACATTTATATTCTGTAATGCACAAATTTTATAACGATTCAAATAAGGATGTGGATTTTGTCCACTCATGTATCTAATTCTAAAAACACTTGGCGCAGTAAGAAATAAACCTGCAGCCGCCCCTTCTCTGTTTCCTTTCTTTGCGGACATTTCCTTTTTTAAGAATCGAATCATTGACTTTATGATTTCACCTTCTTCTTTAAATCTAGGTGTCATATTAAAAGTGAAATTAAAAGGATCTCGAAGAGTTAATCCGCGAAATAAAAGTTCAATATTTTCATTAAAAACTGCACCAGTTGTTCTTCCTAAAACTGTTCCAAATAAATTGTCATTTTGACCTAAAAGTTGTTCTACTGCTTTTGTTGCAAAAAATGACTGAACCATTTTTTGACCTCTACCTGTTTGACTAATTGCATCTATTCCTGCAGTAGCTGCAGTTTTTAATGCATCAATTCCTTTAAAAAATCCACCTTCAATTGCTGATTCTGCAACTCCTATACCTGCAGTTGTTAAGGGTCCCATAGAACTATCTCCCCAATTTGTTGCATTACCGTTTGATGGTAAGTTTTCTGGTATCGGTAGAATAATGGTACCTCGAATATCTTTTGTTCCTATGCTACTATAAGCATCATCTGAACTTGGTTGAAAAAAAGTATTTGGGGTTTCATTTACACCCGGAGGAATATATTCTAGACATTCAATCATTAAATAATCTTCGGCTATATCTAATTTTTTTAATGGGTATCTAAAACGTTCCATTTATTTTTTAAATATTTAGTTGAATATCACCAAAAGGAATTCGTCTCAAATCTTGAAGTTCATTTTTATGAATTTCATACATTCCATTATAGATTTCATCCCAAGTATATTGTCTTATTTCATTCCAATGATAATTAAATCCACTGAATCCCCATATGTAAACGTTTGTAACTTGTATTAAAGGATGTCTATCATAACGAATTAAAGGAGTTTTTGCTCGATATCTAAAAATATATATTTGCCCAACTACTGGAATTTCTTTAGTTTCTTCTAAAATACTTGTCAATTTCAACATTAAATCATCGGCAGTTTCTGTCCCGATGAGTTTTTTAACCAATGGTGATATACGATTATTATTTTTCCTATTTTTAAGTGATTTTCTGGGCATGAATTAATTATTTTCCGTAAATTTCTTTTTCTGAAATGACTTTGAATTCATATCCTCTATCGGCACACCATTCTTTAGCCGCTGCCCATTTTGATTGATTTTTAGCGTACTCATAAACTTCACTAATATATTTTTTAGTTTGTCTTTTTGGTTTAGGTGGAGGGATTGTTTGTTTTAAAGGTTTAATTTCGATCATGTATTTTTTAATAGTGCCATTAGATTCTTTAACTTTGATGAGAAAATCTGGATAATATTTGTGTATTTTTCCATCCAATGGTGAGCGATAAAAAATAAATTTCTCTTCTGATTCCCATTCAATTACATTTTCATTAGTATCACAGTAAATCATAAAAGTTCTTTCCCATAAAGAACGATATGTTATATCTAAAATATTTCCTTTATATTTTTGAGTATTTAATGGTTTAAACTTTCCTTTATATGACATTCTTTAATCTTTTATAGATTTTCTAAAAATCTAAATTTTCAATTATTTATCTAAATACTTATATTATAAAATTCACATAAGGTATATAGATTGGCCGTAAGACCTCGTAAAATATCAGAGATTAAACCAATACTCACGAATCTTGCCCAAACTACTCATTATGAAGTGAGATTTGGTACACTTCCTCCTGAGTTACAAAGATATCTTTCAACAAAAGGAATTACATCCAGATTTATTTCTGAAAATGCTGGACTTTTGTGCTATTCTGCATCTCTTCCTACAACAAATCTTGCATCAAATTCTGTTACAAATTATATCGGAGTTCAAGAGAAATTTGCACATACTAGATCATATGATGAAATTTCATTGGATTTTTATGTAGATAGTGATTATAAAATGTTAGTATTTATGGAAAGTTGGATGGAATTTATTTCAAGTGGATCGTTCAATCATATTGGATTGAATGGAGAAACAACTGAAATTAATCAAAATTCTGATGGATATTTTATTCGAATGCAATATCCAGCATACTATAAAGCAAATTCAGTAAAAATTATCAAATTTGATAGAGATTATCGAAAAGAAATTGAATATGAATTCAGAGGACTTTATCCAAAAAATATATCTTCATTACCAGTAAGTTATTCGAATAATGATATTCTTAAATTTACTGCATTTTTTTCTTACGATTATTATATTCCAGGAAAAACGAGTACATTTAGTCAATTTATATCCGGAAATAATAATAATAGAGTCCCATCCTAAAACAAAGCTTAGATTTAGTGAATAAATAGTTCAAACAGTATTATTTCGTGTTATAGATTATGGCATTACCTAAAATTGCAACGCCTACTTATGAATTGGAAATACCATCAATAAAGAAAACAATAAAATATCGCCCTTTTTTAGTAAAGGAAGAAAAAGTTTTAATTATTGCAATGGAAAGTGAAGATTCTAAACAGATTGCAGAAGCAGTTAAAACTGTTATTACGAATTGTATTCTTACATCCGATTTAGATGTTGATCAATTAACGACATTTGATATCGAATATCTATTTCTTAACATTAGAGGAAAATCTGTAGGAGAAAATGTAGAAGTTCTTATTACTTGCCCAGATGATGGGACGACTCAGGTTCCAGTAAATGTTGATCTGGATGAAATTAAAGTTGTTTTTAGTAAAGAGCATAAGAAAGATATTAAATTAAATAATGAATTGTCAATAAGAATGAAGTATCCTTCTATGTCTCAATTCGTGAAAAATAATTTTTCATTTAGTAATGATGAGTCTTCTCCAAAAGTTGATGAAACTTTAGATATTATATGTTCTTGCATTGAACAGATTTATGATAAAGAAGAGACTTGGGTGGCAACTGATTTTAGTAAAGATGAAATTCGAGAATTTGTGGATCAATTAACTTCAAAACAGTTCAAAGAAATTGAGAAATTTTTCGATACCATGCCTAAACTTTCTCATACGATTAAAATAAAAAATCCAAATACTAAAGTTGAAAGTAAAGTAGTGTTAGAGGGATTAAACTCTTTTTTCGTCTAGGAATGATGCATACAAATCTTGCATCTTATTATCAGACTAACTTCTCCCTTATACAACATCATCATTGGTCTTTAAGTGAAATTGAAGATATGCTTCCTTGGGAACGAGAGGTTTATATTAGTCTTCTTCAACAACATATTGAAGAAGAAAACTTGAAAAATCAACAAAAATAAATGATTTACCTTCTCTTCAATTAGATAAATAAGTTATATTGAAGAGAATTCTAAAGAATCAACGAAATGAATAGAGAAGAAGCTGGTATAAGGGCTCAAAGTGGGGAAAGGCCTGAGGGTGGTTATTATACCAGCAATGAAAGAGTTCAGTTGCAAAAATTCTCTTTAGGAAGAATTAGAACTTTACCGAGTTCGGTTTTCAGAAAAAATACAGGTAGTGGGGGTGGTGGAAGAAGTGTAATTGGTGGAGGAGGTGGTAGTGGTATATCAAATAAAAGTAGTGCAATTGTAGTAAGACCTCAAGTGAGTTTGGTGGACCAGACTCAGAATTCTAGAATTACTCAAACTCAGCAATATGTTGGAACTCTACAAAAAAGTTTAAACATTATTGCGGCAAATATTCGATTTTTAAATGATGGTATTCAGAATACTTCGAAACAACTTAAACTCGAAGGTTTAATAGAAAAGAAAAATCTTCAGGATCAACAAGATTCTGAAAGAAAATTAAATGAAAGAAATGTAAGAATAGGAAAAGAAAATCTTCTTGAAAGGAGAATTACTGCTGCTTTATCTCGTCCTATTGTTAGTTTACAGAAAAATATTACTGGTTTATTTGATAGAATTAAAAATTCTTTAACTACATTATTTTTTGGTTGGTTAACCAATCAATTAATTGAAACTATAAGAGCATATACGGAAGGAAATACAAAAAAACTTGAAGAAATTAAAAATCATGTAATTAAAAATGTTTTATATTCAGTAGGTGCATTTACGGCAATTAAAATTGGATTTGATCTTGTAATTAGGACAATTACTGGTCTTTCTTTAAGACTTGCTGGATTAACTGCTAAAATTGTATCTGCACCATTTAAAGCTGCTGGATTTGTTGCAGCAAAGGCTCTTGGGGCAAGTGCTAGTGCCGCAAAAGCAATGACTACACCTAAACCATCTTCATCCACTGGTTCTTCTGCGGCAAAAAGTGGAAGTAAACCTTTATCTAAATCTGGTGGTGCTGTTGATAATTTCTTTACTTCAGTTAAAAAAATTCCTTCCTTTTTCGGTAAAGGCGCAAAAATGCTTGGAAAAGGATTACCTGTTATCGGAACTGCCATAGATGTTTATGGTGCTGGTACTGAATTAGGTAAAGGTAATCTTGCAGGTGCAGGATTATATGGTGCTGCAGCATTAACTTCATTAATTCCTGGATTACAATTACCTTCTTTGGGATTAAGCGCAGCGGCATTTGGTCAATCTATGGTTTATGATTCTGAAAACAAAGATAAACAAAAACCTGCAACACAATCAAATAAACCTTCCCCACCATCTTCACCTTTAAAATCTTCATCTCAGAGACAATCACAATCTTTACCAACTCCTGCAACATCTCCTGGCAAATCACAGATGCCTGTTGTTCAACCACAAACTCCTACAACATCTTTATCCCGTTCACAAATGCCTGAAGGTGCATCTAGTCAATCGCAGATCCCTGCAGCGTCTATGTTATCACCTGGACAATCACAGGGAACCACATCGCTTATGCCATCACCTGTTCAATCGCAGATCCCTGCAGCGTCTATGTTATCACCTGGACAATCACAGGGAACCACATCGCTTATGCCATCACCTGTTCAATCACAGGGATCTGTATCGCCTATGCCATCACCTGGACAATCACAGGGAACCACATCGCTTATGCCATCACCTGTTCAATCACAGGGATCTGCATCGCCTATGGTTCGACTACAGGAACCTACAACTCCTACAACTCCTACAATTCAACCGCAGACACCTGTAACCTCTACGAACTTTTCGATTAAACCACAGGCACCTACAACTCCTACAATTCAACCACAGACATCCGCATCTCCTTTAGAGAAATCTCAGATAACTTCTCAATCTCCTTCATTTTCTCCAATTCAACCTCAGACACCTATAATTATACAACCTTCTTCTATTCAATCTCAACCTTTTATAACAACGGAAATATCTTCTAATCAACCACAAACATCTGCTGTACCTATAATTCAACAGCAGACTCCTACATCTTCACCATATTCTTTTGTTCAATTGCCCAAATCTATATTTTCATCAAATGATTCACAATCCTTAGAAACTCCTACAACTCCTAAAAGTGAATTACAAACTCCTGTAATTCCTTCAACAGAATCACAATCCTCTTTAATTCTTCAGAAATCTATAACTCAACCACAAAAATCTATAGTTTCTTCGCTTATTCAATCTTTTTCTAATTTTTTTAATACTTCTTCTCCTCCTTTAAATCAATTACAGACTCTTGCAACTCCTTCGACTCAATCACAAATTCCAGTTAACTCTGAAAATCAAACTTCATCGCAATCACCGACAACTTTTACAATACCTGAGAATAAATCACAAACTCCCTTACTTTCTACATCAGTTCCGAAAATTTCTACAATTCCTACATCATCTGTTCAATCACAAACTCCTATTACACCTCAAATTCAATCACAAGCAAAACCACCAAGTCCTGAGATGATTCGGGGATTTGAGATGGCATGGAAATATAGAAATAATCCTTTAGCAAAAGGGAAAATACAACAAAAATGGGATCAAATGAGTCCAGAGCAAAAACAACAAGCAAAGGACTGGGCCACATCAAAAGGATATAATTGGAAAGAAATGAAGTTAAAGAATATGGAAACTACAGTTTCAAATTCAACTTCAATTCAGTCAAAGGTTCCTACACCACCATCTATTCAACCCCAAACATCTGCAAAACCTCAAATTCAATCACAAACAAAACCACCAAGTCCAGAAATGATTCAAGGATTTGAGATGGCATGGAAATATAGAAATAATCCTTTAGCGAGAGGTAAGATACAGCAGAAGTGGAATGAATTAAATCCAGAGCAAAAACAACAAGCAAAAAATTGGGCAATATCAAAAGGATATGATTGGAAAGAAATGAAGTTAAAGGATGTGGAAACTGTATCTCCTGCAAATATTCAAAAACCTCAAAAACCTTTGAATCAAGTTACTTCTTTACCTGAACCAAAACCTAATATTATTATTGCAAATAGTGACAAAAATGAAACTCAAATTATTGGTACTCCACAAGAAGAACCTCTAACAGATGTGCCGTTTATTCCTTCCGGAAATGTTGATAATTTTTATATTTTATATTCTCAACTTAGTTATAATGTGGTGATATAAAATGGCAGCTTTAGCATTAAAATCACCTTTAGATATTCAGAAAGTAGAAAAAACTACAACATCCTTAAATAAAGGAATTTTAAATTCTAATAAGAATATTAAAAAAGTTTATGAAACAATTTCTGAAAATGTAAAGGCAAAAAAAGATTCTTATACTCAAATTAAATCTTATAAAGAAAAAAGATTTGAATATGAACGAAGAAAACAGTCTGAAGATGAACTTGAAAGTCCTAATGTGGTGATACAACCCGGTGGACCTTTTCAACTTATACAATCTGACACCTATAGTGGATTTTTTGATAGAATTTTAGGATTTATTGGATATCTGTCTGCAGGATGGGTATTAAATAATCTTTCAACTTTTATTGGGATGGGTAAAGAATTTATTGCCCGAATTCAAAAAACAGTTGAAATTATGACTAAATTTTTGGGTGGAACAATTGATTTGTTTAGAAATTTTGGTGGTCTTCTGGGATCTTTGGGTCAGAATATAATGACATTTGATTTTTTTGATTCATCTAAGCGCCTAAGAAATTCTTTAGATCAATTAAATACAACAATGGGTGGTCTGGGTAATCAAATCGAAGAGGCATTTGGATTAGTCACAACTCCACTCACTCAACCGAAATATAGTGGAGCAGAAATACCTGAATTCGGTACTCAAGTAACTGGTGAAGGTGCATATGAAAAACAACCACCATCCGGATCATTATCCAGAGGAGGTAGATGGAAACCATTATTAGATTTGATTGCTTCTGTAGAATCTTCAACGGACAAAAAAAATAATGGATATGATGCTCAGAATGGCGCTCCTCGTGGAGTAAGACCTGGTTTGAGTCAAATGACAATTGGGGAAATTGCTAGAAATGCTCCTGGTGCGTCAGGACGTTATCAACAGATGCCAGAATTTTTATTACAACGTGCAAAAGATGCTGGATATAATGAAAAAACTATTTTTACTCCTGCCGTACAAGATGTACTTGCTATAAAATTAATCGAAAAACGGGGTGGTAATCAATGGTTAGCGGGAAAAATGTCCAATGAAAGTTTTATGCAAGGTCTTGCAAATGAATGGGCAGCTTTACCAAACGCTAGTGGTAATTTTTCATATTCAGGTCAACGTAGTTATTTAAAACCAAATGATATTCTATCTGCTTTAAATAAAGTTAAAAAAAGTTCAGAAATACCTGCAACAAGACCCGAAACATCTATTAAACAGGTACCTATTCCAAAAAATAAAATCAAACCAACAATTACTGGTAGATATGATAAGGAAGGTAAATTTGGTAGGATACATCACGGTGATGACTTAGCAATGCCTTCTGGAACACCATTAAGAGCAATTTCAGATGGAGAAATTATCGATTCTGATTATCACAAAGGATGGGGGTATTTTTTAATAATGGTAGATGATAAAGGAATTCATCATTTATATGGTCATATGTTACCTGGTTATAAAAAAAGAGGTAAGGTTAAAAAAGGTGAAGTGATTGGATCTGTTGGATCTACGGGAAGAAGTACTGGGCCACATCTTCACTGGGAAGCAGGAACAGGGTGGACTGGATATCAAATAACAAATAAATTTTCTCCACTTAATAGATATAGTGCAAATGCACCATTTTATACTGAACCCGAAACTAATACTTCTCCTAGAATAGAAAAACCAAGACAAGTACCAGCAGCGCCAATTTCGAAACCAAATATTTCAAATCAAAGTTTTAAGCAAAATAGAGTTGTAACTCCACCATCTAATAAATCTAATGCAAGTCCACCAGTTAGATCGTCGATTACTCCTAGAAATCCCCAACAATCTCTTCAGAGTTTGCGAGAAATAGATTCTATCTTTTCTGTACCACAAACACGATTAGTGAATTCAGAAATAGCATCAATTACCTCAACAAATTCATTAACTCCTCCGAAAGTATCTTATTCAATTCCAAGAAGAGAGAATGAGATTCCAAATAATAATATTCAAATTCAACCACAGACACAATTAATGAATTCAGAGATAACATCTCCAATTATTCTGGTGAATAGAGATGAATCAGTTGAACCTTTATCTTCTCCGTTGATAAAAGAAGAAGAAAATGTCAATGTTTTAAATCAACCACAAACACAATTAATAACTGCAAAAGCAGCACCAATTATTCCAACTTTTTCGACAAATTCATTAACTCCTCAGAAAATATCTTATTCAATTCCTCAAACAGAAGAAGTGATTCCTGATAATAATTTACCAAATCAGTTACAAATGAATGAGTCTCAAGTTATCAATCCTCAGACTCAGACTTTTAATTTCACAAATATTTCTCAGATATTAAAGACTAATCTCAATTCTTTTGTTCCTTTTTCGAGTGATGCATTTATTTCTTCTGAACGATCTCCTGAAACTTCTTTTACTATGATTCCAGAAAAGATGAGTACGATTTCACAAGAAATTAAAAATATACCTTCAATTATAAATAATGAAAATGTTTTTATGTCTTCAAACATAATTCAGAATATTAATTCGTTGTCTGAATCTGGAGAAGTAAATTTATCTCCAACTGATCAAGAAGATGTAAATATTAATCCATCTCCTGTAAAAATGTCTTCACCTGAAAAAAGTAAAGAAGTTCCTTCTTCTATTACTCCAGAAAGACGAGGGCAAGATATTGTTGTGATACAAAATCCTTCGAATAAGAATATTATAATTTCAAATCAAAATGAGTCTGCAAATACCATGCCTCAAATATCAGATTTTGATATGTTAAATAATTTTATTAAAAATAAACTCTTATTGGATATGGCGTACTTATAATGTCAATTACAAAATCTATATACGAAGAATTAACTTTAGAATCAAATGATCGTAAGAGATCTGTTAATATCTCCACTGGTGTAATTTCAATAGATTATTATGAAGACATTTTTTCACCTACAATTACTGCAAAAATTAAAGTTGTAAATACAGGAAACTCAATTGTTTCCCAGAATGGTGCAACAAAACAATCTATTTACAATGGACTTCCTTTAAGAGGTGGTGAAAGACTTTCAATGAAAATTGCTGGAAATTCTACCACAAATCCTGGATTAAATTTTTCAAGAAGAGTTGAAGATTACTTATATGTTTCAAGTATTACAGATGTAATTTCAGAAACAAATCAAGAGAGTTTTACTCTTCATTTAGTTTCAAGAGAAGCGATTACAAATGAAACTACAAGAGTTTCTAGAAAATATCCAACAAGTTTAAAAATTAGTGATTCTGTTCAAGATATCTTAAGAAATACTCTTAAAACTTCTAAAATTGGAGTTATTGATAAAACCTCAAACAAATATGGTTTTATTGGTAATATGAGAAAACCTTTTACTGTTTTAGTTTGGTTAGCATCTAAAGCAGTTCCAGAGAGTTCTGGTGGCGCAACTGCAGGTTTCTTATTTTATCAAACTCAAGATGGTTTTCAATTTCGATCTGTAGATCGGTTGGTTAATCAAAAACCAAGAAAAGATGTAAATGGAAGAAGTATAGTTTATACTTATAATCAGGCTAATGTGTCTTACGATGTAAATGACAATAAAATTAATAATGATTTTAAAATTCTAAATTATTTTACAGAAAAAAATCAAAATTTAATTGAAAAACTTAAACTTGGGACTTATGCGACTCATAGAATGTTTTTCAATCCGTTGAATTTTTCTTTTTCTAAACCAGAAGAAGGTTTATTCACACTGAAAAATTATGTATCAAAAACTAAAAATCTCGGAAGTAAAATTAAACTTCCTCCATTATCTGATGGATCAAATAAGAGTTTAGGTGATGTACCGACTAGAATTATTACATCCATTTATGATGTTGGTACCTTAGATGTAGGAGTTTCTACTCAGATCAATTCGAATCAAACTGAATACCAATCACAAGTTTTGATGAGGTATAATATTTTATTCACTCAGACCTTAAGTATTATTGTACCTTCAAACACAAACTTAAGAGCAGGTGATGTGATTGAATGCTTATTTCCAAAAATTACTCAAACAGATGCAAAAGAATATGATCAGGAAATAAGTGGACTATATATGATTAAGGAGTTGTGTCATCATTTTGATGCTTCTCGTTCATATACTTCTATGAAATTAGTGAGAGATACATTTGGTATTAATGTAGGCGCAAGAAACTAGTAAATGTTAGACCAATCATTACTTCAAAGTCATTTTATAGGAAGAGATGGATTTCGTTGGTGGATAGGACAAATTCCACCTATAGAATCTATGGGGAATCAATTAACTGGTGGTGGATGGGGTAATAGATTTAAGGTTAGAATACTTGGGTATCATCCATATAGTGAGGCAGAACTTCCCAGTAAAGATCTTCCTTGGGCACAGGCATTAATTCCAACAACTGCTGGATCAGGAGCAGCAAATGCTTGTACTGGAGTTCAATTACAACCTGGAGATGTTGTTCTTGGATTCTTTCTTGATGGAGATAATGCTCAAATTCCTGTGATTCTTTCCACTTTTGGAAGAACAGATTCCACTCCATCGAAAACTTGGAGATCACCATTCGAGGCATTTACTGGGTATTCTAGTTTAATTCCTAAAAATAGTGCACTTACTCCATCACCTAATTCGAATGCGGAATCAAACGAACCAAAAGAAACGTCGAATCGCACTCCTCAAAATATTTCAGATAAGCAGGCAAGAGAAGTATCTAGTAAAGTTGGAGAAAAAATAGTTTCATTAAATTTTGCAATTGGAGAAAAAACTCCACTCGCAAATACCACAAAAAATACTCAATTTGATAAGATTACATCTACAGTTAATAATCTTATCAGAAAAATTGAAAAATTTCAAGGAAATGTTGAAAGAATTCGTTCCGAAATTAGTAATGTTGTAGATAAAGTAGTCACATTAGCTAATGACTTAGTTGGAACTGTATTTGATTTCATGATTAGTCAATTAACACCTCTCTTAAAAATGGGATTGGATGCGTTATATAAATTCGTTTATGCTACGGTATTTGCTGCTACTGGAAATCCTGTCGTATCTCATCTCGCAGGTGTTGCTGCACAAAAGGCAATGACTGGTCCAGTGAAAGCATTGGAGGAATCTTTTTCTTGTGTACTTGGAAATGTAATGAATTCCTTGAAGGGTTATGTTTCGAAAATCTTAGATTCAACTTTATCAAATGTGAAAAGATTTGTGAGTTGTGCGGCAGAACAATTTACAGGTTCATTATTAAATTCTATTGTTGGAGTAATAGAAAATTTAATGGGTGGTCCTTTAGGGGCTGTTAAAACTATATTGAAATTCGTTTCAGGATTTGATTTGGGAAATATTTTAAGAGAGGGGGCAGGAGCACTTACTAAAGCAGTCGTTGGATTTGCATGTAATCAAAGTACACAATCATTCAAAGGAATGGTAAATGAATGGGCAATTGGAGGTGGATCGTCTGGATCTGTTTCATCATTAGTAAATTCCATGGCGAATACTTATAATTCAGTAAAAGATACTGTAGATATTATAAAATCTGGAGCAGATATTAATTCTGTAAAGAAATGTTTTACAGGATCACTAAAAAGAGCAAATCCTCCTAAAGTTAGAATTTTTGGTGCAGATGGTAAAGGTGCTACCGCATCGCCAATTTTTGGTAATATAGTTCAAACTAATGGTGGTCAAACTACTGCAAGCGTTATTGGTGTTCAAGTTACAAATCGAGGTTCTGGATATACTTTCCCACCTTTTGTTGAGATCGTTGATGATAATGATCAAGGATATGGTGCGGTTGCAAGAGCAACAATTAATTCAAAGGGGCAAGTAAAATCAATTTATATTGTTTCTGAAGGTGAAAATTATACTGTCGGCAATATTCGTGATTATTCTATTATTGATGTGTATATCGAAGATGGTGGTAATGGTTATAGAGATGCTCAAGTTAGAGATAATTTTGGCAATTATTATAATTTCCAAATTGTTAATGGACAAATCTATCAAGTTAAACCTTCAAATAAAAAAGATGCAATTGTCGTGATTGAAGGGCAAATTTATAGAATTACGCCATCGAATAATAATGATATAATTGGTGGGCAAAATTATCAAATAAATCCATTGAATAATAATATAATTATTGATGGACGAAATTATCAATTAACACTTTCTGATGATAATTTGGTAATTGGTGATGAACAATTTCAGGTAAATCCTTCTCCAAGTATTGTTCAAATAAATGAGATTAATTATCAGATAACACCTCTAAGTGATGATATTATAGTTGGAGATGAAGATCTTGAAACTGGATCTGATTCAAATATTATTCAAATTGGTGGAACAAATTATCAAGTAACACGTTATTTTGGAGATGATACTCCTTCAAATATAATTCAAATAAATGGATTGAACTACGAAATAATACCTTCTACAGCACCTTTATCAATTATTGTTGATGGTAAATCGATACCTATTAATTCAATAATTAATGGAGAATTGTCTCTCCCGATTGATGCCATTGATGGGAAATTAATACCTTCGATTAATATTGTTGATGGTCAGTTTATTCCTTCAGTTGATATTGTAAATGGTCAATTAGTCATTTCGACAAGTATAATTTCTATTGACGGTCAAAATTATGAAATTAGTCCTGTGGATGAAAATGTTCAAATTGATAATCAACCAATTCAATTTAATGATAATATTGTTGTAGATAATCAAAATTATCAGGCAACTCCTTCAACAAATGTAATTACGATTGATGATCAGACATATCAGATCACTTCATTAACTGCAACAATAAATGGCATTCCTGTTAATGGTCAAATCTATGAGAATATATCCATAAATACAGTTGTCGATAGTTTTCCAATCATTACAGTTAGTTCGGATACTGGTTCCGGTGCTATACTTCATCCAATCTTGGGTGTATTGAAAACTACTGGAAATGTTCAAACTTCTGTAAATTGTACTATTTAAAATGGCAGCAAGAAATAAAAATATTTTTAAAAGACAACTTATTAGTTTTAATCCAAATTTCAGAATTGATACTGCAAACCCTCAAATGGGAGCGACTGGTACTGATGTATACAAAATATATGGAGTAACTGATAATGGAGATAATCAATCTTCCATTAATTTAACCAGTGGAGGATTATTCTCACTCTATAATGATCGAACAATAGAAATTTGTGGTGGTTCAAAAAATGAAAAAGGTAGAGAAGATATAGTTATTATTGGACTCAATGGAAATGTTTCAATTTCCGCTAAAAATGGAATGGTAAGAATATATGCCACAAATATTATGATAGAAGCTGATGAAGATATTCAGTTTAAAGCTGGTAGAAATATAAGTATGAAGTCTGGTTCGGGTAGAATTATGATGGATGGCATCAAATTAGATGTAAAAGGCGCAACTGGTAATTTAGTTAATGCTTTAGGATCTGGTTTTACCAAACAAGTTTTTGATGGTAGTTTTGTTGGTGCAGATATTCTTGATAAAGTAACTGGAGGACCTACTAGTAAAGTTATCAATAATATAATAGGATGAATTTTATCAGTAAAGTACGAGTGCCTGGATTCGAACCAGGTCAAAGCCGCTAATCTGGCGGAAAGAGTTTATAAGGCTCCTCTGACTACCAAGTCTCACTC